CTGTTGACTCCCCCCACATGCAAGATGGGAGTATAGGCATGGAGCACCTTAGCCAAGATATCATCAACAGCTTTATCCCGGTTGGCTCGATATCTGCATTTTCAAGAGGATACTACGTAAATAGCTCTAATGGTGGGTTTGCAATAGTACCCCCTGGAAGCAATAGCCCCTCTGGTGCCAACTCTATGATGCCCTCTGAATGGCGGGTATGCGACGGGTCCGCTTTAAACGATCCAGAGTCGCCAATATTCAACGGAGGCGGCAGGTATCTACCAAACTTAACAGGGGATAGGTTTCTGGCTAGCCGTACGTCCATAGGAACTGTTGATGGAACGAATTCTGCCACACACGCCAGCCACACAGCTGTTGGGGGTCCGGACTGGTCCACCAACTACCACACGCATGATTCAGGAAGTATATGGGCCCGGATTGGCCTTCAAACAGAGGCCGAGTGGGGTGTTATCTTTTATTCCGCGACCACCACAGGATCTCCCTACACTCGAACTGCAGAGTTCAGGCACCTAGAATACTATTTCCCGGTCGTAGGCGCTTACCAGATTTCATGGGTGCAAAACGGAGCGCTTCCGGCGGTCTACACAGGGGCCACAGCGACAACCGGCAACACGTCCTCACCTAACGTGGGGTCTTTAAACCACACACATGGTACAGTAACTTCACAAAGTATAGACAATAGACCAAAATATTTAGGACACTTTTACATAATGAAGGTAAAATAGGAGACACACATGGCTAATCCAAATTGGGGCAAAACAATCATCTATTACGACTCGGTAACAACCAGCATCCTTGGCGCATGCCCTGGGGAGAACTGCTTCCAAACTGATGAGCAGGAAAACCCCATGCAGTGGGACGAGTTAATAGCAAATATGCCTAACCTGGCTTGGGCAGCGCTTGACGAAGTGCCCGCGCTTGACCCGAATGAAGTGAACGCATTTCAGGTAAAAGTTAACGCCTTTGTCGGTGGGGAGGTCGTAGCGAAAGAACCTACCACATTGACATCTGAGACCGAGGCTATTGCTTGGACTATGATAAGGCAGCAAAGAAACGCTAGGCTGGCGGCCTCCGATTGGACTCATGTAGTAGATAGTCCGCTGGATACACCCACTACAGACACTTGGGCGGCACACCGACAAGCACTTAGAGATCTCCCCGCAGGGATATCAGACCCAACGGCCGAGGTTACATGGCCAACCGAACCTGGAGCATAATATGCCAAGACTTGAGGGTATAGACAAATCAGGAGCAGCTATCGGAGCAATATTTGCCATAGGTTACCAGGCATCTATACCTCCAGGAACATTGCCTTGCGATGGGTCTACACCTTTAAGGAACGATTACCCGCTTCTTTACGCCAGAATACAGAACACCTGGGGGCAGGGAAACGGATCAACTACATTTCATCTTCCTGACCTCAAAGGTAGATTCCTAAGAGGCCGGGCCAACGGCAGCACTAGAGATCCAGACAGGGCTTCTAGAACTGCTTCCAATACAGGCGGCCAAGCTGGCGACAATGTAGGTTCCGTGCAGGGGCACGAAACTGGAAACCACGGCCAGGGCTGGTCCGGAAGTTTTAGCGACTCTTTTAGTGTTTCTGTGAGCGGGACTACTGGCGGAGGTGGTGCACACTCTCATACTTTTTACGCTGGATCTCAAGGGGGGTACACGCAGTATATACAAACCAACGG